TTCAATCTCTCCTAAAACACCTATTTTCCTGTCTCCATTTGCTATTAAGCTGGCAGGGTCAAACAATTGAGAAGTTATGTCATATACGGTGACAAATCGTCCTTCAACAATGCGCCCTAGTGAGAAATTGCTGTTGCTTTCTACCAGCCCGCTAAATGTGGCGGTAAATTCTATCTTTGCCGTAGTTATAACTTTGGCAAATTTGACAATAGAGTTGGACAAAATTAAGGTGCCAACAGGGATGACTGAGTAGGGTGCAACAAAGATACGTCCAGATTCCATGTATACAACAGGCACATTGGAGTTGGTCTTGACAGATTTCTCAAACAGTGCTGGGTTAACATCCTTATCCAAACATTCTCTTACACTACGACATGAATCGTCTGTGAATGTGTTGTTCAGCAATACCTTCATTGGTATGGTGATATCAGGCGATGGACCCCATTCTTTCCGATCTATTGTTATAGTCATCAAACCGGCTCGAGTTTCTATTGCTAAATTCCTATCGCCTCTATAGGTGATACCAACTTTGCAGTCGCTACTAACATCGTATTTTTTCTTGACATATCTCTGTTCCTTGATGTACCAAACAGACAAAGCATAACTATATGCCTGATACTCATCCTCATATTCCATACCAAGTTGCTGCGAGACTATGTTGGCTGCACAGACTAAAGCTTTTTTAACTTTGTCATGCATTGGTAGGCTCATGAATATTGTTGGAGAAACAGATCGAAGTAATTCTGAGAAAGAACGGCAGACATGATCCAATTTTGTCATAGCAATCGGAACTGTTGATATCGAAGACGACGTAAACTCTTCCAGGAATCTGAGCCCAGATTTAGTGATTTCTTCTTTGGACTTATTAGAATTCTGTATGTATATCAGACCACTTGACATTGAAACAGCAATCTGCTCCAGAGTCCGACAGTAATTCTCTCTTATTGAATCCTCTTTGTGTGTTGATATTATCCTTCGTACAATAGAGTATTCCGATCCTGAGTAGATATTCCTGGTGACCAACAGACGGAAGAACTCATCATCAACGAAAACCCTTCTCACATTTGACAAGAGTGTGATTCTGGCGCGATCGTTTGAGCGAA